ATCCAGCAGCAAGAAGACATGCAAAAGAGGAACTACATGAACTCGAAGAGTATGTCGAACATCATAAAGAGGAAATCGAAGCAGGGGATCATCATGACCCAAATGCTTTAGAACTATTTTGCGATCAACACCCAGACGAACCTGAGTGTCTAATATACGACGATTAACTAGATGTATCAACAATCGACTAATTTTTTTGGAAGAGATCCTATGAAGTGGTGGATTGGTCAAGTGACTGATCCAGATAAAGGAGAGTGGGGAGATTCTTTAGAAAAGAAAAGATCTGAGGATGGTGAAGATATATACACCTTCAGATGTCGTGTTCGTATTGTAGGATATCATGCATGTGAAGAAGATTTGCCAGATAAAGATTTACCTTTAGCTCATGTTCTTTTACCACCAAATACCACGACTGTGGGTGGTACTGGACAAACAATGCAATATCAAGGTGGAGAAGTTGTTGTTGGATTTTTCTTTGACGGTGATGACGCACAACAACCTGTAATTTTTGGAACTTTATTCAAACAATCTTTTGTTGGAGATCAATTATCAAACAAAGATTTTGATAGTAAAAAACATACTTGTTTCGTTCCATACACACCACCAAAAGTAGTTCAACGATCTGGTAAAACAAGATATAACCCAAATTGGAAACCAGCTTCACCAGCGGTTAGAACATTCACCGATGGTGAGAGTGTTAAAACTCCAGCACAGGAACAAAAAGAAGCAGCGACAAATATTGTTATAGACCAATTCACTCCTTGTGAAGATAATGAGATATCAAAAATAAGTAATGCAATAAAAGACTTCACACGGAAAATGGAACAGCTACAAGCCATTTCAGATGGATCAGCAGTTGATCCAATATATGGCGGCGTTGTTGATATTCAAGATGAATTAAAATTAACATCCTTTAGAATTCAAAATTCAACCACAAAATTAATTCGTCGTGCTAGATCATGGTTGATTCAAGATACTTTAGATAAATTAAATTTAAGTTTAAAAGATAAAACACCTAAAACTTTACAAGCACCTGTAGGTCAAGCGACCAAAAGTTTGACTGATGTTATTTTCTGTAATCTTGAAAAGATACAAGAGGGTCTTGCAGGGTATCTCTCAAAAAGTTTAGAAAATATGATCGGACAGGTTTTAGACGTTCCTATTTGTGGTGTTGAAAACTTTATGAGTGATATGTTTGGACAAATTAATGGTATCATTGATAATGAGTTAGGTGGCATGTTCTCTCAGTTGAATAATATTCAAGGTGGTGGTATTGGACTTCCTAGTGAAACATTTTCAAAAGCGATTAAATATGCAAACATTATTACAAATGTTCTTGATTGTGATAGATTAAATTGCCCAGAACCAAGTTCGTTCTCTTCTAAAAATGGTGTTTCAAAAAATGGCCCTGATGATTTTGGTGGAATTCTTGAGAAAATAGGTCTTAAAAAATTAGAGGCGGGACTTTTAGATACTCTTGACGGTGCAATCCCAGCAGAACCATCAGCTCCAGATTGTTCAACAAACGTTCTTAAATGTGGCCCACCAAGAGTAGATTTCATAGGTAGCACTGGTCAAGGTGCAACTGGAAGTGCGATTGTAAATGCAATTGGTAATATCATAGGTGTATCAATTAATGGGCCAGGATTTGGATTTGAAGAACCACCTTTACTTTCTTTCTTTGATAGTTGTGATAAAGGATTTGGCGCTGGAGGTTATCCAGTTATGGGGCCTGTTTCACCTTTAACAGATGGAACAAATGTTGCTGCTGGCGCTGTCGGTGGATTACCACTAACTTCAAATAATCTTCCTGTTAATGCTGGTGGCACAGGAGGGATTCCAGTTTCAACTCCTGATGGTCAACAAGTTACTACACAGGATGGAGATCCGATAATTGTTGGTGGAATTGGTGGTAAACCTGTTACTGGTGGTGGTGTTGGTGGATCGCCCTTGCTCGTTGGCGATAAACCAATCGTTGTAAATGGAGAAGGTGGTGAAGGTTTAGTCGCTGGAGCATTTCCTGTAGTTATTGGTGCTCCTGTGGCTACACAACAAACTGGTGCAGGCGGCGTAGGTGGTGGAACTGGTGCAGGCGCTGGTGACATAAACACAAGTCTTGTTACAGCTGTTCCCGAAGTATCAGAAGATACAGAGGATGGAGTAAAAACTGGTAATATTACCGCAATAGGCCCATATACATCTACTGAGTTTATTCTAATTCAAACTCAACTAGGTGAAGAAAAAGATTTTTCACAATGTCCCTATAAAAAAGATGTTATTATTGGTGCTGTAGAAGCAATTGATAAAAAAGGAGCATCCTTTGATGTATTTACTGATGCAAAAGGATGTATTCAATCCATAACAATCAATTCTAGTGGTGGTGGATATTCTGTGGGTGAACTTATAACTCTTTCTGGTAGTGATCTTGGTGCATCTGCACCACAAGATAATGTTACTTTTGAGGTAACTTCAATTAATTCACCAACACCAATTCCTCCTGTGATACCTCAATTACCACCGCCTATTCCATCTGGTGTTGGTGGCGTAAACGCTGGCGCAGCTGGTGGCATAGATGCAAATACTCCTTCATTCACTGGATTCAACATCACTGTTGGTGGTGTACCTAATACTGACGGATTATATGTATCTGATCCAAATGGAACTGAGTTAGGTGTTGTGAATGTTGTGATTACTGACCCAGGCCAAGGATATCTGCCAAACACAACAGAAACAACTCTTGAAGCGATGACGGATGATGATGGAAATCAAATGGTTGATGCTAATGGAAATCCAATTTCAACTCTAACTACGAAAGAGGTATTACCAGATCCAAAAGCAAACTATGATGGCGAACAATCATTCCTCACATCACTTGGAGATGTTGTTGTCACGAACACTGGATTTGGTTACGAAGACGGTGATACAGTTACAGTTGATGGTGGTACAACTGATGATGGAACTGGGACTGGAACTGGTGGAGCAGAGGTTGAATTAGAAATACAGGATGGTCGTATCATAGGTGCAAAAGTTACCAACGGTGGATTTGGATTTACTAATCTTCCAGATTTAACAATAAATAGTGAAAGTGGAGTGGGAGCTAGATTATTACCTGTTCTGAACTTTACAAAAGTCCAAGATGCGTCTAAACTAGTGGAGAGCGTAAGACAGTCAGCTGTCACAGTTATTAGTTGTATTACAAAGTAAAATGTCGAAAGCACCAAAAGATAAACAAAATTTAGAAAGAGATGTTAAACTAAGATACTCCGTTCAGAGTGGACAAAGTAGCATACACGGTGATACTTTGTATGAAGTTCAGACACAGGAAGCACAATCTTTTTCCTTTCACTCTGGAACTGGTCAAGGTAGCACTGGTAAAGGGCCTGGCACAGGTAAAGCAGTTCTATATACGCCAGGATGTTCGATGGAGATTCTTGGTGAGGGATTAAAGGTTAGAAGCCCTGGCGATATTAGTCAACTTCCAGCAAAAATCATAAAATGTAAAAAAGGTGATATTCTTTTTGATGTTGAGAATGGAGACATTACATTTAGAGCAAGAAACATTAATTTTGAAGCTGTCGGTGGTGGTCAAGATGGACAGTTTCTTGCAAAAGCGACTAGAGTTGCTACCATAGATGCACCCGATATTCGACTTCAAGGTGAAAAGATATTGATAAAATCAGATAATCAGATTAATATAATAAGTAAAGGTTTTTTAGAACTTAAATCTGGTTTTACATTATCAGCTTCTTTTGCTGATGATAATTTTGGAACCATGTCTAAAGTTTTAAAGGCAGCAACAACAATTACTCCTCCAACATTATAATGAACATATCTAGACAACAACTCGACAAATTGGTTGTAGGAACGAATGATGTTTCCTACGTTCCGCCCGACACTTCACCAACTGGAACTGCTGTATTGAATGGCCCTGTTTATATTGGAAACCCATCAGCTGCGCCAGGATATCAGGCTGCTTTGAATGTTGCTTCAAACGCTGCTCAACAGAATCCACTTGATTCTCAACCATCATATAAATCAAATCTAGCAATTAAAGCTGATGGTAATTTAACTGTTGCTGGTGATGGTAAAACCGCAAATGCTTTATTAATAAGTGGTGGTTCATCTGTAGATACGATTCGTGTTATAGGTGACATGACTGTCACTGGTGCAGTTGATTGTGGTAATAAGGGAAGGCTTGCAGGCAGATTTGGTGCTGCAGATGCCAAACCAAAACCATTTGATTTAGTTCATCCTACAAAAGGTAAGGGTCATCGTCTTCGTTATGCTTGT